GAAGATATATTGAATAATCCTTGACCGCTAAGACCATCTACAAAAGTTGGTGCATTTTCAAATTGAACACTATCGTTAAAAACAACAACGTCTTCAAAATCTACATTGTTTATAAAAGCCACCTGATCTGTAAATTTAGTCCAATTTCCAGTTTGATCTGGCACACTGCCATAGGCAACCAATGTAGATAAAACCTCTCCATTTACTGTAATCACACTTGCATCTAGCGTTCCTGTAACAGTTGCATTGGTAACATTTAAAGAAGTGGCGGTAATAGAGCCTGTTACGTTTGCACTTGTAGCAGTCATAGCACCTGCTGTAGTTACTACAAAAGCACCTGAGCCTATGTTTAAACTACCTGCATCAATATCGCCTAAATTGCTATTTATGGCAGCTAAATTAGTAACAGTGATTTTATCCGCACCAATAGTTCCTGAAGTTATATTATCTGCATCTAAGTTGGTAACAGTAATAACTGAAGCATCAATAGTTCCTGCTGTAATTTTGTTTGCTGTCAAAGAGTTAATCTTTGCATCAGTAACATTACCATCTAGTATCTTAGGTGTTGTAATCGCATCATCTGTTATCTTGTCTGTAACAACAGCATCATCTTGTATATCTGCTGTAGCTGTTGGTGGATTGCCAATGGTAAACGACTTTACAACAGCATTAGACTCAATACCAACTCCATTAAAAGAAGTTATATTTGCATTGTAATTACCAACAGCAAGAAAACTTAAATCTACACTATTTGTATCAACTAGTTTGCTAAATACTTGTACTGGTGGGTTTGCTGTATCAACTACATCTACCCTATATTGCCTTACAGGAAAATCAGTTGGCTCAGTCCAAGTTAAAGTGGGTCTATTGATTGACGAAGCATCTGTGTCTGTGAATACAATACTGCTTGCTTCAGGTGGATGTAAAGCTCCTATGCTTGGCGGATGGGCTATTATTTCTACTGGCTCTTGGGCTGGTACTTCCCATGTATAAACATCAAAGTATTCAATTAGGCTAACAGATACAAGCCCATTTGCTTGTAATTCTAATGCCTCTACTCTGCAAACCTTTACATTAAAACTTAAAGGCAAGTAGGTAAGATCAACAATATCACCCACATTTAATTTATACATCTCAGGAGTTCCCAAGAACTGCATAGTGGTCTGTTTTCTACTTCTAGTTAAAATAGCCTTACCCATATTGTAAGCAATGTATGGGTCTGTTACATAAGGGAATTCAGCTTTAACTTCCAATACCTCACCATCATCTGAATAATACTCAGGTGATGCATCATGTAAAACTGTAGCTGTATCAAGTTCGTATTTCTTATTAGCATTAAAGAATTCAATAACAACTTTATTTGCCTTTTTATCTTTATTACCATAATCAACTGATATACCAGCATCAGCTATGATGTGGTCATCTGTGATGCTAAATGTAGATGTGCCTGTATCTTCTATTTGTAATTCATATTTGCCATCAATATAAAGAAAGATACCTCGCATATTTGCAAGAAGCTCTTTGGCGTTATCCATGACATTCTTATTGGTGTCAATATAACCATTACAATGAAATCTTTTAACTTTAGCTCTAGCGTTTCCTGCTTCATTTGTATAACTATTTGCTAAAACATCATCTATGTATAATCTGTTTTCTTGCACAGAATCATAGTATTGATATCTTGTAGAACCTGTAATACTTACAGCGTTAGAAAATATACTTGCATCATTAGAATCTCTTATATCTATAACTTCATCTACTTTGTTTTGCCACCAGTCATCATTATCATTAATAACAATAAAGTCATTACCAGCAGTTCCACTCCAAGTTAGGTCTTGATAGGTGTCATTATAGTAAGGTTGATCTACTTCTACTTCACATGCAGTTGCAGCAGCACTTATAGTAGTCATGTTAATTTGTGATGTTGCTAAACCTTTGCCATACTCATCATTTTGTATGTAATCTAAGAAGCATAAGGCTGGGTTAGATGACCATTTAGTAGAGTTATCTCTTGGGTCAAAAACCTTTTTACCTTTAACCTGTACTGTAATTTGTGGAACGCCTTTATACATTCCTTTCTTATCGTAATCAAAAGAAGCTGCTATATAACAAATGCCATTTAATTTGTGATTAGTAGTCCACTCAGTAGGTATAGATGCTCTAAGCATTGGGTCTGCTGTTTGACTGGATGCACCATGATGTAGGTTAAATACAAAAGAGTATCTTAAAGCTGGGTTAGTTCCTAAATTACCAGCACTAGAATACTGATTATCACCAACTTGTGATGCAGTATTTAAAGAACCATTACCTGATGATATTTTGTCTGAGCCTACATATCCACCACCTTTATAGATATTGCCATCAAGAATACTATTACCATCTATCTCAATAGTTCTGCCAAGTATCTCTTCACACTCACCGACTGATATCGCATAAACAACAAATAAGTCTCTTGACCTGTTTTGTGCTGTGTCCATATATACAATTTGAGCACCAACCCTTCTTGTTCCATATATGACTGGTATCTTGCCACCAGCAGCAGTTTTGTTAGCCATGATGTCTTGGCCTTTAGACATCATTTGCCTTGCTTGTAAGAATCCTTTAACACCTGTGATAGCGGTTACTGCTTGAAAAGCAAATTGTATTGGATTAGCTATTGCATATTTTATAATTGCTGTACCAATCGCCTTAAAAAAACTTAACATCTATGAACCCCACCTTACATCTGATTTTACCTGTGTGGCAAATTCTAAACCTCTATCACCTGTATAAGCTGATTTCTGAGATTCATCTGAATAATGCCTACCTTTTGTTAAGTTCCAATTAGCCCAATGAGAAGCTACAGTCATTGCTAGCACAGAATTATCTATACTTTCTGAAATAGATACACTTCTGATTTGCCCTGTGAAATAATTTATAGCACCTACCAAAGTTTCATTCTCATTAAAGTAAGCTAAATATATCTCTACTGTTTTATCTGTAAATGCACCGCCTTGAACTAAAGTTCTAACTTCATTTGTTACATTTGAAAAGCCAAGATTTATTTCATCTATTTGTAATTGACCTGTTTCTGTAACTGAGTCTACTGTTAGAAAAGAACCACCAGCTTCGTAAGAGTCAGAATCATAAGTAACATCTGAATACCAATCAGTTAATCTTATGGTTGTAGATAACCCTAATTCAACAAGAAATGCTGTTTTGGTTTCTGCTGCTGATACTTGTGCTTGTAAATCTGTTGATAAACTTCTTGGCATTATGTTATTACCTCTCTAACATCAAATGAAATGCTGTAAAAACCACTAGCATCTGTACTATACATAATATCATTATTTTCAAGATATACAGTAAAAGATGGCTTGTTTACAGTTACAGCTTCATTATTTGCTAGAGAGCTAACAAGATTTGGAGATATTTTTACAGTAGCAGCACCGCCTGATGCATTTTCATTTTCTTGCACCATATATACTTTTGAATGATTCGCGAATTTAATTAGATCACCAGCTTTGAGAACGCCTGTAGTTGCTGAAAAACCATCCATATTTACAGTCTCAGCACCTGCTGAATGTGCGGTGTTTACAAGTATGTCTGCTTCGTTTTTACTTGCACCTAAATTATCTAATGGTGCTTGTATTGTAAAGTCACCAATAGCACCTTTTTGTTTTTGTAAGAAAGCAAATATCTCCTGTGCTTTCTCTTGTTGTATTGGTGGCATTTGAACTGTGAATGAAAAGTATTGAGCACCTATTTGTCTTGCAGACTTTTTGCCTGATAGTGTTTGATTCAGTAATGTAGGCCTGTTGTCTTGAAAGTTTATTGACCTAAAGTTTGGGTCTGTTGGAAATGCACCGCTCATTATACTATTCCCATTTTGCCTTGAGTATTCATGGCGTTGTTAATTATTTGTGTTATTAGTCCTTTTCTTGATGTTAGTAACTGGTCAAATCCAGCAGCATCAACTGTTGATATGTTGAAGTTTACTGTGGGTGCTGCTTGTTGAGTTTGTTGAGGTTGTCCTTTTGTGTGGTCTATAACAGTTTCATTTGGATGTAGTACAGCATGGAATCCGCCCTTACCATCTACACCTCCAGCCCTAGACCCAAAACCTGTAAAACCACCGCCCTCTCCTCTTGGTATTTTTTCTCCTATTGTTGTGGTAGAACCACCATCAAAAAAACCATCTGCATCTTTTAGGAAGTAACCACCACCTTCTGGCATCATTGTTTTTATACTTTTTTCAGAAGAGCCATCACTACCTAACATATCAAGAAAATCATCGATTCCTCCTGTAATTCCGCTGACGAGCTTTTTAACAACATATACTTCTAGAAGCTCTCTTATAACAGCTTGGGTTACAGCCATAGCTAAACTCTTAAATTCTAAAAACTTTTTATTAGTTATATCAAAGAAATCAACCCAAGCATTTGTTAGCTTGCCCTCTACAGTCTCACCGAATGATTTTGTAATAGTTATGGCATCTTTTGTCTGTGCTATTATGTCCTCTATAGTAAAAGATGCTGATTCGTTTAAATCATTATCTATAGTTGCAGCTATCTTTTTTATATCTATAAGCTCTTGAATTAAAAGTATTCTCTCTCTTACAGCTTCTGCTGATTTTTCCATAAGAGCTACTTCATCACTACTACCAGCGTTTTTCTGCCTATCTTCTATATCTTTAAGTAAGTTCTTTTGTTTTGTTAAAGAAGCATTTAATTCTTCGGTTGTTGTTCCGTATTCTCTATTCTTTTTTATTGCAGAGTCAACAACGGCAGCCATTGTTGCAAAAGCTGTTGCGACTGCTGTTATTGGGTTTGCTAACATTGCAACTCTTAATAAATTAAATGCAGTTATTAATCTTGGAATTGCATTTATTGTAAGCAATGTTATTGCTGGTATTAATATTTCTTTGATATTTCTAGCAAAAAATTCCGCAGCTCCAGCAATAATTCCAAAAGCATTGGTGGTTTTTTGTATATCACCAATCATAAATTGAAAGCTATTTCTTAAAGAAACCCCAGCCTGTCCTAATGTCATAGGCATGTCTGCTATGGTTTCATTAGTTTCCTCAACACCAGCTATTAATATAGGCAATACTTTTTCAGCAGTAAGTCCACCCTGATGTCCGAACTCTCTAAGCTCGCCAACAGTCATATTAAGACCTTTGGCTAACATCTTGGTTAAAATTACGTTGTTTTCCATAACTGAACGCAACTCATCTCCTCTTAAAGCTCCTGAAGCCAAACCCTGTGCTAACTGTCTAGCTGAGTTATTTGCTTCTTGAGTATGAGAGCCAGCAATAATAAAAGTATTGGCTACCATCTGTGTGGCAGCAGCTAGTTGATCTTGGGTAGTGCCTAAGTGTTCTGTAGCTAAAGCTAGTCTTGTATATAACATCGCCACAGAATCAAAATCTGATCTTGATTCCATTGCTATTCGCTTCATGCTATCCATAGCGTGTGCTGTAGCGGTAGCACTGCCAGTTAAGGCGTTCATTCTATTCTCTACACCAACCATTACGTTGGCTGCTTGAACTATCTCTCTAGTACCAAAGGCTGCTACTATAGTAGCACCAAGTCTAGTGACCTGATTGTGAACGCTATTTATATCGCCTTTAAACTTCTTTAAAGCAGCTCCTGACTTGTTATTTGCTAACAAATCTATTTGATACTTCATTCCTTTACTGAGAGCCATTTTGTTCTTCCTTTATTTCAAGATAAGCTAGCCAACCCTGAAACTCCTCTACTGTAATCTCTTCAAGTTCAGCTAGAGTTTTGTTCAATTTTTCAGCTAAAGCATATTTAATAAATAGCTGCTTATCTTCAATTACTTTTTTTTAATTTGTTCCTGCGAAATATTATTCATCATTTCGCTAGATACTCTAATCAATACATCTCTGTCAACCTTCTCCAATAAGGCCTTTTTATCAGCGATAGTAAATAACTTTTCTCCAGCTTCGTCTAATGCTTTATAAATTAAAGCATAGGCTAATAACTGGACTTCATCATCTTGAGCTAACTTCATAAACCTAGAAGTCTCTGAAAGAGTCATTGGTTTACAATAAATCTTTAACGGACTATCTTCATCATCACCCCATTCAGGGACTTCTATAATTTTAGTTTCTAAGCTATCAAAATGTTTTTTCGCGTTATCTATTACTGACATATTATTACGCTGTCGCTAATGTAAGAGCAGATTTGCCTTGTACAGATATAGATGCTTCAACCATACCATCGAATGATGATGAAACACTTAAACTAGTAACAATAGCTGTTCCTGTGTAATACTTATCACCAGTATCAGCTCCTTCAACATAGAACTTTAAAGTAACTTCTGTGCTAGGCTGTAATGCTTGTTGTGCTGTATCTGATTCATCCCAAAAAACATCTATGCTTCCTGAGAAAGAAGTTAAACTTGGTAGATAGTCTCTAAAACCATCACCCATAGTTGTTACCTCAATAGTATCAGAAGTTTCTTCAACAGAATAAGACTTAATTTCAGCTATTGCATCTGTTCCTACATGAACAGTACCTTCACTTCCTTTATGTATCGCCATTTTCTTTTACCTCGTCTTTCGACTTTTTCTTGGAAGAAGGTTTAACTTTGTCTTGCGACTGGATTGCTTCTTCCTTCCAACCCATATTCTTAAATGACTCAACTTTTAAAGGTTGAGCTATTACTGAATTTTTACCATTTGGACTAATTAATTTCATAATTATCTCCTGTTATACCGCTACATCGGGATTGGTTTCCTGAACATAGTAGTTTGTTAAAAAAGTTAGAGTTACATAACCTACTGGCTGTTCTCCATCTCCTGTGTATTCTATTTCCGTAGATTCAACATAAGTATCTTTTGCCAAACCTCCTAGAGTTCTATCAGCAGAAATCGCTTCTTCAACTTCTTTGCTTATTGTATCAATAGTATCATCAAAGTTGCTAGTCGCTTTGCAATATGCTTCCACAACAACTGCTAGTTCTCTGCTCATAACCCTATCAACACCTATTACTATAGGCTCAGATGATTCTGATTTTGTATATATAACTAAAGAAGGAAGGGTATCTTCTTGTAGTGTATAGACCCTAGACTCATAAACATTAGAGCCTGTTGTTGTTAGACCATTTAATGTAGTGCCAAAGTATTCTCTGATCTGCTGTCTTACATGATTAGCCATTATTGAACCTCAAGTAGTAATGAGGTCATGCCTAAGTTGTCATGCTCGTAATTTATAACTTTATAAGTTGTTGATGGTTTTATTTGTGTACCATCTAAATTTTTTATAGCTGGAGCAACAATAGTATCTCCAAAAGCTATACTTGGTATATCAGTAGTCTTACTTTGTGCTACTGGTTGATACCCTTGAACTGGCAATCCTGCTGTATCTATATCTACATATTCTTGATTCAGGATGACGTTGATAGAAGAAGATGAACCACCTGTGGGTGTGTAGGTAACTTTAATACCATGACCATAGGTGGCATCTAAGTAGCCATCGAAATCTCTATCAAATTCCATTGGCATAATTACTTCTTGGCTCTCTTTTTAACAGGCTTTACTTCAGAAGTTTCTAAACCAACACTTCTTTCAGTCTTTTTAGGTTTTGGCTTTTCAACACAAACCTCTGCCTTTTGATAACCACATAAAGAATGACCTTCAACCTCATTAAGTTCTACTATATCTCCAGCATGAACTTTAGAACCGCCAGCCATTGTATCTTGTAAAATTTTATATTTTTTCATATTTAAGGTGGGGGTGTTTCCACCCCCATTCCATTTAAGCATCAGTTAATTAGTCTGAAGATTTACAGAAAGATACTGCATGTCTTACAGCTACATCAACAGTTTGAAGAGCAACAATTCTTACTCCGCCTGATGTTGATAATGCGTAAGGGTCAACAGTAATGTCTAAACCACCATACATACCAATTAATAGGTCTGCAAAGTTACCAAAGTAGAAGTCACCACTTGTTACTTGATTACTTCTGACAACATTATAGCCATTCATGCTATTGTCAGGAGAAACAACAAACTGAGCAGTACCAGTAGCCTTTTCAGTTGTTTTTAAAGTACCAAAGTCAGCAGGTCTACATATGTAACCTAAAGAACCAGTCAATGCGTTGTCATTAGCAACAGCACTTTCCATAGCTACGATTTCTGCCCATGTTGGGTTAGCAGCAGCGAAAGTTGTAGTGTTAATACCTGAAGTATTAGCAATACCTGTTGGTTGACCACTTGAACCTGAACCAGCTAAAGCACCTAAGTCAATTGCAGTAGCGATTGATTTTGTTAGGTCATCTCTGATTAAGTTCTCAACATCTAAAGAGCTTTGTTGTAAAAGTAATCGAGTACAGTCAGTAAAGGCTCCAATTACTCTAGGAGTCATAGTAATTGAACCAGCAGTAAACTCAGACTCAGCAGCAGCACTTCCTTCTGTTGCAATCCATCCAGCAGATGCACCAGCAGTTTTCTTAGGTATTACAACATTACCTTGTAATCCTCTAAGTATAGTAGCACCAGCTTGCATTACTGATGACTCATTTCTAAGTACATCAATAAAGTCATTTCCTCTGTAATCTTCAGCTACTAGAGTTGAATCATCAGATGTGTTTAGGTCTCTTTTACCCCAGCTTCTTAGCACTTCAGCAGGTAACATGATGCCTTGAGCATCTTTGCCATACTGTCTAGCAGCTTCAGCAGAACATTCAAATTCAAATGCTGCGTCAGCTTGTGCTTTTCTGTCAGAAGGATTGGCCATAGCTCTAATTGCTTTAACTAGACTAAATTCTCTTACTTCTTCTTTGCTCATACCGATTTCTGAAGGAGTTTCTAGTGGTTGATTGTTAGAAATATTTTCTAATAATACACCTCTAAATTCTTCTACAGATACGCCATCTGCAATTGCTTTGTCAGCTAAATCTCTTTTATTGTGTCTAGCTGCTAAATCTATGATCTCTTTTGAGTTTCTTTTAAATTCAGCTTTAGCTTCATCAATAGTCTGAGTTCTAACTTCTTCAAGATTAATATCTTTATTTTCCATTGTTATTACCTCTATATTATTAATAGTTTGTTTATCTTTAGAACGTCCAACCCCAACAAGCCTTGACTGGTCAGCAGGAACGCTTACAGAAGAAACTTCCATAGGTGTCCATTGAGCTTTGTAGTAAGTCTCATCGTCTTTGTTCATTCTTGTTAATTTATCGACTCTGTAACCAACTGAAATGTTCATTCGTATACCATCAGCTACATCTTCAAATACTTCACGAGCTAAAGCAGATTTACCAAATCTAACCACCGCAGTTGTCCTCTTTGCGGTCTCATCCAATTTGAATTCTTCAATCACACCAATTTGCTTTTCCATATCATGGTCAAGTAATAATGGTGCTCTGCCTGATGAAATAAACTCCATGTTTATATCTTCAGCAGAATGTCCTAGCACTTCCATGCCAAAACTACGTTCTACAGGTTCTTCACTAGAAACACCTATACGAACTATTCTCTTTTCTTCATCAAGATAAGAATGTTTGGATAGATCAATAGTCCTAAATTTCATAGGCATATCAATTACTTTCCTCTCTTCTTCACTTGATTCATCCATAGAGACTTCATCAGTTGCTTCTAATTCTTCACCTTCATGTTCTACATCCTCATGCTTCTCAAACTCAACAATAACAGTATTGTCAGTTTCAGTAACATTAAGGATATGTCTATCTTCTTTATTCATAGATTTCTCCTCTTCATTTGTTAATAAAGGATGTTTTTCTAACCCTTTCAAGTCAAAACTTTTTTCATTTTTCATTTGGTTTACTCATCGTCTTGATCTTCGCCATTGATATTGGCTTCTACTGGTTGTTTCTGACCAAATGGTTGATATGCTAGTTCTATTCCATACTGTTTAGCTAGTTCAATCTCTTTTTGATGTTGTTCAAATAGCTCTTCTGTGTCTCTTCCATAAGCAGCAGCTATATCTGAGTAGCTTATTGTTCCATTTTGTAAACCAAGTACGTTTGACTGCATTTCTTTTAAAGGGTCAATCCAAGCAAAACTTCTTGGTATAAAGTTGACCGAGTTAGAGAATTTATCAAACTTACCTATTGGTAGATTAATACGACCTGTAGATATTGCCATCTCTAACCAAGATTGAAATATTGGGTTTACAAAATGCTCAATTGTAAATTGTTGATATATCTGATACATACTTCTATCTTCTAAAGCACCTTGCCTTATTGAGCTGTAATTAACTGAAGTTAAGTCATTAGATAATGAGTGATAAGAAATATTTAAACCTGATGCAATGCTTCTTAAAACACTTGTTGTAAATGAATCAAAAGCAGATGTTGGGTGTGTAGGGTCAAATGCTTTGAAGTCCATACCTTGAGGTAACTGTTCAAATACACCAGCCTGTGCGTTCATTGTTGGATTAAAGGTATCTTCATATTCACCATCACCAACATATCCATCACCATCAGGACTTACGAAAAACCCCATTTTTGAAGCTCCTACGCGTGCTGCGACTATTTCCGCTTCTAAATAACCATTTAACATCTTCACATTAGCCATTGATGTAGCAATTAAAGAAACACCTCTAGTCTGTTCTGCTCTAGTAGGTAGGTAAGCATGGATAATTTCATCTGCTGGAACTCTAATGTGTTGATTTTGACTTGCGTAAGTTCTATCGTATGGATGATCTTTGTAAAGATGGTAAGCTACTGGCTTGTCATACTTATCTACTTCAACGCCCATTTTGATACGATTGCCTGTTGCTTTATACACATCATTTTTATTTTCATCTAAATGATCTGCTTCTAGGAATTGTATTTGGAAACCAAATGGAGAATTACTATCTTTTATTTTTCTTATTAAAACTTCACCATCTCTAGCTAAAGATTCAATAAATATTTTCTGACAATCTAAAAATGATAATCTTCCATTTGTAGTGCAATTGCCAACCTTTGACCAATCCTTCCAAGCTGATTCAATGAGCTGGTTAGCAGCAAGGTCTAATGAACCATTGTCATTTCGACTTTTACTACTAACTCTTATGCCATGCTTACCGATAACATTAGACACCATTAGGTTAAGGTATCTTGCAATGTAGCTATCGTTCCTTGCTAACTCTCTTGCTCTATCTCTTAATATTCTTATGTTATCTTTTATTTCAGCATCGGCACTTGTAGAGCTTGTTACAAAGTCTGCAAACAACCTACCAGTATTAGCACCAGTATAGCTCCTTCTATAAGCCTGTCTTTTTTTCTTTTTAGGCTCATTAACGCCTAGTATTCTGTTATACCATGCCATTATGTGTAACTCTTAGGTGTAGAACCAGTAGAACTACCAAAATTAACCTTGATAGTGTTTCCTGACCCTCTTTTGTTTTTAATTCTAGCCACTTTAACTTCTTTTAGGTATTCAGCATGATATCTATCTCTGAATGTCATTAATTCATCAATAGATAACCTAGATAGCGATCTTCCGCCTAAAGAGAAGGATGATTGATCTATTGTAGCCCTTCCTTCTATTACAGCTTCAATAGCATCTAAAACTTTCTTTGCATGACTTCTTAAATCAGCATTTGTGTCTGCTAGGTTAGGTAATATAGTCATATTACCCTCACCAACCTGTATTCTAGCTGAATCAGAAGTTCTTGTTATATAAGAACCCCATATATAATCATGTGGCTTATAGTCATCTGTGGTTGTTGTTGGTACTTCTATGTAATAAGTGTTGTCTGCTTCAACAGCATTGATTGTAAACTGATGGTTTCCACCACCACCTGAATCGCAATGAAACTCATAAGATAGAGAGTAAGAGCCAACTGGGTAAGTTGATGCTAAATTGTCTTTCTTCCAAACCCAGTAATCACCAACGACTAATTCGCTAGGCTCTTGAGTTGGATAGTTTTCTCTGTCAAATTGATTGCTCAAGCAAAAACCTCATAATGTTTTAGATATATCTACATCTAACACTATGGTTTTTTAGATAAAAGTCAACATATATGAAAAGAAATGTCAAATTACTTCCAAGAAGTAGCAAAATTACCTCTATTTATACCTTTTTTGGCTGTTTTTTTACCATCTTCAGATGGTTTTATTTGTTGAGATAGTATTCTTTCCTGTATTGTATCGTAATTAGGATTAAGTATGTATATAGCTGCAAAATTATATACCAATGTGTCTAATGCTTCATTTCTTGGTCTTATTTGCTTCCAAATTAGTGATTTCTTACCTCTTACAAACTTTGTAACCCTTTTCTCTGCTGTAAGCTGTTTAAAATACTCTTCATCAAGATCAGAGCAAAAATGAAGAGTTGTGTACTCAGGCTCGCTTGATAATCTAGCAAAAATAGCTTCTTTAGCACTATCTGAGCCAACCCCATATAAAACAGCTTTATTTTTACCGACAAATGTAGGTCTGTTAGCTATAGGCTTTCCTGCGGTTGACAGACCTTTAACAGCAAAAACCCTTCTACCCTGTCTTGGTTTTGTGAATTGATAAACTTGATTGGTATGATGTCCACCTGAGTCAATGCAGGTGCAGGATATAGTCAAAACCCTACCAGTCTCAGTCTTAAATCTCTTTTTAAGGTAATTATCAAGTTCCTGCCAAACATTAGCAGCATTGGGGTCACCCCAAAATATTTTATACTCTATAACCCAAGACTCATAATTAGCACCCCAACCAACCATTTGTAACTCTAACCTATCTTTCTGCGTATCAACACCAGCAGTTAGAACTAATACATCTTCAGGTATTGTTTCAGAATCATAATTAAGCCTTCTTTCTAATAATTCTTCATGCTCAATAGTTTCTCCTTGCTCTTCCCACGATTCACCTAAAGCAGTGTTAATCCATGTTTTTAACATTTCGGGTTGTTTTTTAGCTTCAAGGAATGATTTAGCCATATCTGCCCATGTTGACCATACGGAATATAACTCTGATATATGAAAACCTGCTGTATCTGATTTTGATTCTGAAGCTATCCACTCGCCATGTTTTAACATCCACTGCTTTTTAGACTCATTAATTATAGTTCCGCACTCATTACAAGCATAAGCTGCTGTTTCAGGCTTATTTTCATCCCAAACCACATTCTTCCATTTCAAAACCTGTTTTACATTACATTCAGGGCAGGGAACATGGTAATAGCGTTTATCTGACTCCTCAAAAGCGGTTTCTATTCTTGACAATCCTTTTACAGTTGGTGTTGAGCATAAATAAATCTTTTTATTCCAAAAAGTAGTGGTTCTTTTAGTCGCTAGCGATATTGGGTCACCTTCCGAGCCTGCGGATGCTTCGTAGCGGTCTACTTCATCTGCCAAGACAATTCTTATAGGTCGTGACGCCAGTCCTGAAGCGGAGTTAGAGCCGACTATGTTTAAATTACCACCTGCAAACTTTTTAGACAAGACTGTATTACCGCTATCTCTGCTTCTTGGGTCTTTAACACAATTTCTTATTTTTTCAGAATCTCGAATCATGGTAGATAGCCTATCTTTTGAGAACGCCTGACCCATTTGTAAAGTAGGCTGCATAACTAACATAGGCGAAGGGTCTTGATCTATGTAATATCCAATAACATTAAGCAATATTTCTGTAGCTCCAACTTGAGCAGATTTCATAAATACTATTCTTTGGATGTCAGGGTTATTAAAGGCATCCATAATCTCTCTTTGATAGGGAGCTCTGTCTGTTCTCCATGACCCAGCTTCTGCTGAAGATTCAGGAGATAGTTTTCTATAGGCATCTGCCCAGTCGCTAATCTTTAGATTCGGTGGTGGAGTCCATGCCTGACTCGTTTGTTGAATTGCTTTTTCTATATTTTTTAGGTATTCCATGTTGTGCTAACTCATTAAGGGTTTCATAAACCTGATCTTTTATAATTAATTCTGCTTCTGAGTATTTGTCAATAGTAATAACCTGATGTGCCACTCTTGATGGAAGTCCTAATAATTTCGCCCTAGAGTTTGCAACATATTCAGCCCAAGTTTCTACAACTAATTCTGCTGGTATTAGCTTGGCCTCCATTTGTTGCACCTCTAGCTCTGCCTTGTCCGCTTGTGCTTTAGTAAGTCTTGCTTTTTCTTCTGCAATATCAGACGAGCCTCCATCTTTTTTAGTGTATCTAGCAGCTTTTCTTAAAAAGTTTATATATTGAACCCTGCAAGAGTCTATGTTTACTGGTGATCTACCAGCACCAATAGTTAATACACCCCTTCCAATAAGGTCACTTACACTCTGTGGTGATAAATCTAAATGTTCTGCCAAATCTTTTCTAGTAGCCATAATATAACTCAAAATACTCTCTTAAAAGAATATAGCACATATAAATACGGCAAATCAACAACAATATCACGCCTCAAAAAAATGACTTAATGCAATATAAATCCGATGAATGGTGGGGTGCTGTCTCTACAAAAAGAATGGGGTGCTGCAACCTGCGTATGAGTACGCCTGAAAGAACCTAGTTGTCCACAGGTCATGCACAACTTATCAACAACTGTATAAATATACAGCAAAATAATAATATGCAACCATCCGCAAAGCCTTTAGATATAAGGTTTTAGAGGATATGTAATAGATTCAAGTTATTAAAATTGGATTAGATTAATAAAAACATAAAAAGAATTTGCCAGTACATAAGAAAAATATTGTTAAAGATTAGAGAAAATAAAGATAAATTAATAAATGTGTACTATTCATGTAACTTATAAAGGTATAAGAAAAGAATTAAATATTTATTTAATTAATACTTGATATATAAAAATACTTATGTATAATTAATATATGTTTAACATTATGGAGATAAAAAACATGGACAATAAAAACGAAATTAAATTTAAAATTAATGCAAGGCCGAGCTTCAAAAATAATGCAAGGGTTAGGCGTGCAAGGGTTAGGGCTTTAAAATACTGCCTCTTGACCACTTTAATAGGTATATTCTTTACTGTTCCTTTATTCTTAGTCGTTCACGGATTAGTTTAATAATTATTAATATGGAGAAAATAAATATGAATACACAAACAGAAACACAAACAGAACTAAAGCATGGCGTATACTTCGCCAATTTAGAAGCCTACAACAGCGGGCGTATGGTTGGGGGTTGGGTGTGGCCTTTACATCACGACTCTATAGATAGTTATTATAAAGCCATTAAAAGGGTTACAAGAAACGCGGACGAAGTGGCGGTGCATGACTATGATGATTTTCCAGACATGGGAGAATACCCAGACCATGGAGAGTTATATGAAATGATTCACGCGGTAGAAGATAGCCATATAGATAATGAGACATTATTTAAATACATGGCTAACCAGCATAATTATTCTATTGACCTAGTAGATGAAGCGGAAAATTCATATATAAGCACCTTTAACAGGTTTAGTGATTTCTCCAATGATCATGCGGACGAAGAAATAATGTGCATTGTAAACAAAGAGGCTCAACAGTTTGTTTTTGATAACTTTGATTATGATAGTTATTCTAGAGATTTACAGCACTCATATTGTAGTTTTGAATTATCAACGTATGAAGTAGCTATCTTTCATCAATCATAAAGGGGTAAACAATGAAATATAAACTAATAATAAACAATGGAACTCTTAAAGGCTTCACGGCCTTTAGGGGTTCTTGTCTTGTAACTATGAAAGACAAATATAAACGCCTAACCAATCAAGGGCATAAATTAAAATTAATAAGGGGTAAATAAATGAAAACAAAAATACTAAAAAATAAAACAACTATAGAAATGACTACTAGCGAATATGATAACCTGTTCAAGTTTATAAATAAACTTGATAGCATGTTAAATACTTTACATGAGACCAATGATTTATGGCTATCTGATGTTCACAACTTAAGCAGTCTTAAATGGGAATTAACAAAGCTTTTAGATGCCGAATGGAATCCTGAAACCTATAGATATATAAAGAGGGGTAATAAATAATGCAAACAAAAAATTTAGAAGCGTATTTAAGCGGAGGTGTTGAGAAGCATTTAAACGGAACTTTTACAATATATGGTTATATTGACAACCGAAAGAATGGCGAGGAAATAGGCCGCCATAAATGCACATATGGAGAATATACAATAAAAGATGCTAGGCGAATGTTTAAAATAGAATTAGAAGATATTATGGACTTATGCGAGGAATACAAAATATTTAATAATGATGACTGGGTTGAGTTTGATTATCCCCATAAAGCCACCTTTTAACCCCCTAGAAAAAATAATTTTTCACCCCGTTTTATACGGGGTTTTTTTATGCCTTTAATAATATAAACTCCAGGATTTAAGCCATTCTAAGCCATTCTAATCACTTGTAATGATCATTTAATGCATTACTACTTATATATAATAATAGATCAATACAAAGCCTTACAATGCTTTTAATGGTGTTTTTGTTTGTTGTGGTGGTGTTGTTTGATGTTTTTTTATAAAAAGTTATCCACAAAGTTGTACACAATTTATTAACAGTTTATCCACAATTGTTTTTTTATACAGCATCATTTTTTCATTAAAACTAAATTTGCCTTAATACCAAATTTGCCTTTGTGAAATTTGCCTTAATACCAAATTTGCCTTTGTGAAATTTGCCTTAATACCAAATTTGCCTTTGTGAAATTTGCCTTAATACCAAATTTGCCTTTGT